GCTGAACCATTATCTTTTATTAGGTCAGTCCAAAAGGGGTATAAAGTATAAGTATGCTGCCCTGTTAAGGGGTCGGGGGTAAAGTCATTACAGTAAGCCCCACTTGTTTTAAAGTGAAGACAACCATTAGTTGCCATTCTTGCTTGGGTAAAAGATTGCCCATAAAAATCAAAAGTAAATCCTATATTAAATGCTCCAGATACTGCATCGTCATTTGAACCTAATCCTGTTGACCCTACTGAGTTAGTTTGTAAATCGTATAAGGATTGGTTGGCTTCATAAATGTAATCGGCTTTGGCATTAAGAGATACGAATAGGACTGAAATCCCTAAAATTACCATACCCAATACAACAAACCATTCTGCTTTATATTCTGGGTCTGGTTTTTTAGCTCGCATTTCTCCACTCTTTTTTACATTGTTTTGCAGTCTTAGTGCTTTTCGTTAAAACCTTTCTTACTCCACTTACGATATCCTTGTTGTAATTTGTATCATCAGGGTTCAGCCCTGTTTTACACTGTTTAATCCAATTAGATTTGTATTCTTTAGCGTCTGGTCTTTTAGAAGGATTAGCTTTCCATCCATTTGAAGCCTCTTTACCTATTTTACCCATGTAGGGACAGGGTGTACCTGCCATTTCCATCGCTTGAAATACTCTTTCGTCTTGGCAAAGAATAGAGACTGCTGCAACTTTCATCCCCATATCAAAGATATATTTACTTAGCTTTAACCTTTCACAGTTTTGGTCTGTGACAGTACGACCACCAGAGAACCCAAATACTTGTCCTTGGAAAGCACCCGACCTGCCAACAGTACATAAGTCTTGTGAATAAGACATGATACTAGGGGCTATAGCAGAAGCAGGAGGAGCCTTACTTGTTATCTCTTGCTTTATGGTTTGCGTTGAATTGTTTTCGTTAATATTACGATTTGTATTGTCGGTAACTGTGTTGTTGTTATTCGTGTTGGTGTTATCCGTTTCTACCTTTGAATCAGAGGTGGATGTGTTGTTGTTGTTATTCGTATTAGTGTTGTTACTGGTGTTGTTATTCGTATTAGTATTATCGCTGGTGCTATTATTTGTATTCGTATTATTAGAAGTCGAGTTGTTAGTTACATTTTGATTTACATTTGAATCAACTGTAGATGTTGATGTATTAACATTTGTATTTGTATTGTTGTTGGTATTACTAGAAGTATTAGTATTATTATTGGTGTTGGTATTTGTATTAGTGTTGTTAGTACCACCTGAAGAAACATTATTATTTGTATTTACATTGGTACTGGTGTTGTTGTTTGTATTTGTACTGGTATTTGTATTAGTATTCGCGTTCGTATTAACATTGTTATTAGTATTGGTACTGGTGTTAGTATTAATATTCGTATTATTATTAGTATTAGTAGCCGTACTAGTGTTTGTGTTTACATTTGTATTAGCATTTGTATTGTTGTTTGTATTAGTATTTGTAGCAGTACTGGTGTTTGTATTTACATTTGTATTAGCGTTTGTGTTGGTGTTAGTATTTGTAGCAGTAGCCGTAGTTGTATTTACATTTGTGTTAGCATTAGTATTGGTGTTTGTATTGGTATTTGTTGTTGTGGTAGCGTTTGCAGTTGTTAAACTATTTGCTTCACAATGTTCAGTGCCCGCCGTACAGTCTCCTGTTTGGTCTGCCACGGTGGGCATACTTAATAACCCTATAAAAAGTAGAACTGCTGTAAAAGTTAATTTTTGTTTCATTACTTAATTATTTACTCTTAACCACGCTATCTACGTTAATACAAACGTGGTTAGTTTTATTAATTGAAAAACTATTTACATCAAAATCCCAACAAGTTTGAAAATCTGTATCGGTATTTATTTCAATAGCTACATTTGTATTTGCATCACATACAGAATCATCTATAGATTTTTGTAATTTATTTATTAGTTGTTGTAGAGTCATTTTTACAAGTAGTTAATTATAATGCTTTCTATTGTGTCTACCCAAAATAAAATACTTATAAACACAGTTGCGGATAAAATTAAAAGTGCCCACAAAGAATAAGATATAGTCCTGTCTAAATTATCAAAATATTCTTCATCAGATATCTCTTCCTTTACTGGTTCAAATATCACATTATCTATTGATGCTAAATCTGATTCATATTTTTTCATTAGTCTTTCCTCTGGTCATCTTCTTTATAATCAATCCGCTTGCTATAGGCAATCCTACTTCAGCAATTAGATCAAAGGCTTCCATTACAACAGTATTCTTCTTTGTAATCTTGTGGCTCTTGCTCCTACTTGAGTAGCCCACTTACTGTCCATCATTTCTTCTCCTGCTGTTTCAAAATCTCCAGATTCTAAAGCTGCAAGAAATTTTCTAAACTTTAACAACCTAGTTATACCTAAGTTAAAACACATGTTAGCTAAGACACGCATTTTTTCATCACCTAATTCTTTCCACCAAGGCATGTTTCTATTTAACTCATCACACACAGTTTCTATATCATTGTTTAAACATTCTAATACTCTCTCTTCTGATACTGGTGTACCTACTGGTTTATTAATCTCTGGGTCTGTGTCTAATACTAAATGTCCTACACCTAATGTGAGAAAACCTAAATGATCTTCGTATGTTTCATACTTATAACCTTCATCTAATATAAGTTCTTGTATTAATTTATCTATGTTCATTGTAGTTTGCTTTCTCTTTCTAAAACATTTCTTGGTATAGCTGTATCTATTTGATATTGTCGTAATAAATCCCCTTTTTCTTTAAGTAATTGCATGTATCTTACTCTTTCTCTTTCTTTTTGTTCTTTAGTTAAACTTTTTTCTCTCATTTTATAAGAGAATCTTTGTTTTATATTTTGTATGTCTTGTTTCATACGTGTTATATTTCTTGTTCTGCTTTCTTTAGTATTTATTCCGTATACATTTACTCCTACAAAACGTAACAACGCTTGAGGTATTGTATCTGCCGGCTCTCCTGTAGGTCTTGGTGTTCCAGATATTGCTTTAGTTGTTTTACTTATAGCACCAGTAGGTGTTAACCATGATGGCATACCCAAACTATACATATACCACCACATATTTTGTATTCTATCTTGTACTGGATCACGTTTATCCCATATAACTCTTTGTGTAAACGGGTCTTTATTAGTTTTCATAGCTAAAAGAATATCTACAAATGGACCAGAAAATAATCCTGTTGTTCTTTGTAGTTCCATAAATTCTCCATTGGCTACAGCTTTAATTGAGTCTGTATACATTGACCAAGGAAAGAAATAACCTATATCTAAGAATTGAAATCTTCCATCTGAATCTTTATAAGGCAATACATATACACCTGTTCTTCTTTCTAACCAAGGCTGTAAACTTTTCTGTAACTTTTCTTCCTCATCATCTTCAAATCCAAAAGCGTATGAAGCTAGTTGTGTTAGACCAGCAGACAATGCTACGTATGGTGCATACCTCATAGGGTGTTTAACTGCTGTTTCTATTAATGCTGGTAAAGCTTTGTAATAGAATGTAAAGAATGGCATACCTATAGGTGCTTTCCTAAATTGCTTACCAGCTTCAGGTACATCTGAATAATCGAACAAAGCTTTCTGTGCTAACATAAAAGCATCTATGTCTGACATGCCTTGTCTTTCCATAGCATCAATGATTACAGCAGTCTTACCTACTGATTCTGTGAATTGATATATGTCTCCTGCTTTTTTAAATATCTTATTCATTATTATTTTAGGAGAAAAGAAACGCGTAACATCACCAAGAGGATGTTCTTCCTGTAATAAATCTAAATATGACTCACTAATCCTATACATTTCTTGTTCACTAAACCCTGTATTTTTTATTCCAAAGTCTTGTGCAATCTTCCAATACTTGCCATTGTTTTGTATTTCTTTAATAGCTTGATGCATACGAGGTATTACTTTATGTATAGGTATACCGGCTACTAAATTCATAAGTATCATATTAGAGCCTACGTTACGTACTACAGATGGTGGATTCAATGGAACTTTTAAAAGTTTCCATATGCTAGTTCCTTTTGCCATAGTAGCTATAGCTTTGTTGTAAGCATTATCAGTATTACCCATTGTAAATGTACCAATAATGTCGTCATATATTTCTTTACGTACAGCTACACCTTTTAACATGCCGTATTTTTTTGTCTTAGGCATCCTTATAAAGTTACCTTCAGTTGGATTATCTTCTCCATATCCAATGCTTTCTAATACAGGAGTAGCTAATGCCCTGTATTCTTTAGCTTTATTTCTCATGGCTTGAGCCTGATCTGGCTCTCCATTTTCAAAATAATCTGCTTGTTCTTCTAGTCTTGTTGCTTCATCTATTACCCATAACGCACTAACTTTTTTAGACGAACCATCTTCCATTTTAAAATCAACTAACATATCGCCATCACGTAATGCCCAGTTTTGGTTTTGTGAAACTTCATTAAAGAAATCTAATATAACTACATCTCTTAAAGGTCTAGTGAGACCATTAAGAACCCTATACTCTGGTGACAATTCTGCTACATCACCTAGTATTAATTTAGTTTCATCGTCTACTTCTTTCTTTTTCTTTAAGAAAGATAATGGTTGTCTATTAGGATACTTAAGTAAATGTTTTAAATATAAAGTAGGTAGATATGCTCCTTTATTTTCTTCATATTTTGCTCTAGGTAATAAACCTTTTTGAACTAATAACTTTCCTACGTTATCAATAGCTTTTTTAGATTTGATGGCTACCTTTCTTAGTCCTTCGTCTTGTATTATTGCAGCATCAATATCTATTCCACCTGTCATGTATGCCGTGAACTGCTCTCTGTTTTGTTTAAACTCTTCTTTAGGTTTGTCAGTTTTAAGTGGGTTTAAATATGGACCTGTTTCATTATATAAATCTAAAGCAGCTTGTTCTGCTGCACCTATTTTACCTAATGCTTTATACCTTAGTTCCATGAATTGTTTAAGCTGTGGTATAGCACCTAATCCACTGAAGAATTTAGTTGAACCAATATTACCTAAGAAATCTATTGTTCTTCTCCATAGGTTTGCTCTTTGTGCATCTGCTGGAGTGCTTGAATATTTTTGTGTAGGAGTAACTTGTACTTGATTATCAGTTTCAAACCTATATACAGGTAAATTAAATCTACTTAAATGTTTTTTAGTTGGCTCTCCTTTAGTTTGTAATCTTGCTCCTGATTTAAAAGCTGATTCTAATAACAGAGGTACACCTTTTCTTTCTTGTATAACAGCTTGTCTTGAAAAAATTATTTCGTCTATTCCAAACTGTTCTTGTTCTGTTAACTCATCAAAAGGAACACTATACATTTCTTCTGAATAGTAATCTTTGTTTTGTAGATCACCTATATCTTCATTAGGATAAAGTTCTTTTGCTATTTCTACTGCACCTTTACCTAATACTGTTGGTTCTATTCCATACAATTTTTTTATAGCTTTCTGTAATTTTTGTGGATATGTAGTGTCGTATATTTCCCATCCTGATTTAGCAAAGAATGATTGTATTTGATTGGCACTAATTTTATTAAGGTTAATATACCCAGCACCTACAGCATTACTCATTTCTTTAGCAATGTTTAATCTACTTGTATTGATAGTATTGTTTTCTAAATTACGTTCATCAGTTGTAATATTATTAATATCTACTTTTTTATATTGAGGTTGAACCCCTCTTAGTATTTGATCATCAATTAAATCAGCTATATCTTTTGGCAAAACTGTACTTAAATCACCATCTCTTTCTATGTCTTGACTTCCTGATGTCATGTGATTACTTTGTGTTGTTCCTCTGTGTTCAAATATTTTATCTGATCCAGACAAAGGCATAGTCATGTCTCTACTTATAAACCCTCCTAACATTCCTATTAATCTTGTATGCGTTACATATTCTTGGAATTCATAAGAGTTAGGATTGTTTGAAAAAAGGTCAGCAAAATATTGTGATGCTCCCATTAACACAGGAGTAGGTCCATTATCTGTATCGTTAAGATATCCTTGTTCTACCAAAGTTGATTCTGTAACTTGTGTATTTGATGGTTGATGTGTAATGGTTCCATTTAATTTTTGTTGTTGTGTTCCTATATTGTTGTAATTTAAATCTTTTGGATTTACTGATGCATAAAAACTTAAAAAGTCAAAGTTGTTTTGCAAAGATGATTGATTTCTTTCTGCTTGTATTGCTGTGGTTGTTATAGCAACTCCATCGTAAGCATTATTGTTAGCTAATTTTGCAATCTGTTCCATTACATAATCTTGCCATCTATTATTGTTTGGTTTTGGAAATCCAATCAAAGGAATCTTGCCCATGTTGCGAGTTGTTGCATAACCTTTTAATGCTAAGTATGTATCTGCTTCTGATAACTCATCTATACCTTGTATTTTTCTTGGGTCACCTGCATTTAAATTTCTTATAAATTTTTCTTTAGCTTTTTTAATATCAGAAAACATATCGGATTGTATTTCTTCTATTAGTAAAACTTTTATAGGCTCTCCGTTCTCATCAACTGTGTATACATCTGCTGTTCTTATGTGAGCAAACATATTTTTAATATCTTTGAAATGTTCAGAAATATAAAATTCTTTATTTGGTTGTGCTGGATCAAAAATAAATGCAATCGTTTGTTTATTTTCTGTATATACTTTTTTAGTATCATAAAGATCAACAGTACGTTCACCTTTTTGATTAATAAAACCTTCAGTTAATATTTGGGTTTGATCTGTTTCAGATATTTTTTGTATTGGTTGACCTTCAAATTGTTCTAACTCCCATTGTTGGGTATTAGGATTTGCTCTTTGTTTAGCTTCTAAGATTAATCTATCTGAACGATTAAATTGTCCACTTATAGTATCTATATTAAAGTTTGCGTAATCACCAAATCTATTATCTCCAGAAGGAGGCAATCCAAAAGAACTAGGATTAAAAGGTTCAGCATATAAAACTTGCATATTGTATGCGTGTTGTTTTTTATGTATTGCTCTAGCTTTAATTAACTCTCCAAAAGTTTTTTCAAAATTTTGATCAAACAATTCACCTGTATTTGATTCAAAACGAGATAGTTCTACTGTTAATGCATTATTTACATCCAATGGACCTGTATCTGAATCAAAACTTTTATAAGAATAACTAGAAATAGCATCTTGTATCTCGTCTACAATTTCTAATAAAGGATCAGTATCTATATTTCTATTACTTAAACCTACTAAGAATTTTTCTAACTGTCCATCAGGGTCAGCTTTTATTAAAGCTTTTCTGTCATTAAAAATATTACCATCTAAAGTTAACTCACTAATAACTTGTTCTATTTGATTACCTTTTATAGTTGAAAAAATATAATCAGGTGATTTCACATCTACATTTAAAGCAACTCTTAACAAATCAAAGTTTTTATTTATAGTTTCATTTGCATTAGGTAAATTTAATTTTGTGTATGCTTTTTGTATTTCATCAAGATTCCTTATTAAATCATAGAAAGCAGCCTGTGATTGGCTATCTGGTCCAGTATAATAATATTCTTTTAAAGTTTTATACTCTTCAGGTTTGTTAATGAACAATGATTGTATGGCTTTATTTGTATCATCTAATGCTTGTGCGTTATTTTCTGCTTGGTTTTTAAAAAATTTAATAGCTTGTTTTTCATTTTGACTATAAGGAATTATTCTTAATGGTTGCTGATCACCCAATAATTGAATAGAAAATATTCCTTCGTTAGCTTCAACGTATTCTTTTACTTCTTCTATAGTTATATTTCTATCAGCGTTTGCTTCACTGGTTAAGTGTTCTTCTAAATTTGTTTCTTCCACGTAAAGAGGAGAAAAACTTATAGAAGAACCAGCAAGTTTATATCTTCCTTGTTTATCTTTTACTAACCAATTTTTTCCTTTTGTTGATTTAGTTTTTGTTTCTTTAATTGATTCTTTTAAAAGACTAATGTTAAAACTATTATCGTTTAATTTTAATTCCAATCCTCCAAAGCTAGGAGTATCACTGTAAAAAGGTTGTATGTTTCTTTGATTGTCATACTGTGCATTCATACCATTAGCTAAAGGTGCGCCCTTGTATGGTCCTATATACCCTGTATCTCTGAATACTTCATCTGAATATTTTTGTTGCGGTGGACTTAATATTCTAGGATTGTCTACTGCGTCTTGATATAAATCACCTGTTCTTATTGCATCGAATACATCTTCAAGCTTTCTATATTTTTTACCTGAAAAATATTTAGCTACTTGATTAAAATATTTGAATATAGGTTCAAAGAATCTTCTAATTGGTGGACTAAATTCAAAAGGAATTCTGCCTTGTAGTTTCTGTTCATTGTAATAACCAGAAGCTATAGCTATAGCTTCTTCAAAAGTATCTACTGTTGCTTCTTTATTTTCTCCTTGCCTTAATCTTCCTTCTGCAATATTAATAATTTTCTGTTTGTTTTTTTCTAACAACTCAATAACTTCTATAGGAAAGTATTCATTGTTCTTAAAGTAATGTACTGCTTCGTGATATATAGTATCTGTAGGTGATGCGAATCTAGGTCTACTACTTTCAGGATTAGTTTCTAAGTTAATAGCAATCATATCTCCTATGGTTACACCAGCTACTGCATTGCCTTCTAAGCTAAATAAATTATCAACAGCTACAACATTTGCATTTGGCATAGTTCTTTTAACTATGCGCTTTAAATTCATTACAGTATCACTAGCATTTATATTATCTTTAAACTGATATAAGTTTCCTTGATAATTAATACCTTTTATATTTGGTAAATCTAAATTAGGTGCATCTTGTTGGACTTGTTCTACTTGATTTGTTTCTAAAGCTGGAGTCTGACTTTGTTTAACTTGTGGTCCGGCTATGTTTCTAAGTTCTCCTAAAGGATTCTGCCTACTATATAAAGAACGTGTAACAGCTAATTCATAATCCCTTGGTGAAGCTTGAGGTGCAGTCTTAGTTCTTTTATTTTCTTCTTCTAATGCTTCAATCCTTTGACCAAAAGTATTTCTTGCTGTCTGGTCTTTAGCACTATCTAAACCTATATCAACAGGCAATAGTGTTGTATATTTTTTGCCATCAGGGTATGTAGCTACATATTTTTGTAAGTTACGTGCTTGATCTTTCTTGCTTGTTTTTCTTTTACTTACTAAAACATTAGGTATTACTTTATTAGCTAACTGTTCATAGTTTTCTTCTGCACTTGTTTGATTATTTATTTCTTGTCTAGCTATACCCCTTGCTAAAGAAGCTTTAGTATTTGGTGATATAAAATCTTCTGATATTCCATTAGCTATACCTAAATTATAAAGTTGTGTTTTGTTATTATCTTTTATTAACTCTTCAGTCCTTTGCGTTATAGCTTCTTGTTTACTAAAAGCTTTTGTGTTTTCTCTACCTTCATTAAACGCTTGATCTATACCACTATTTCTTTGTTTCATAGTAGGCAATAAAGAAATTTGTCTAAATATTTCTTTGCGTTCTAAACCATTTGTATCTTTTAAATTTGATTTTTTAGTATTCTCGTATAGATATCGTTTAAACGTATTGTCAGTTGTGTTTATATTTTTAGAATCTAAAGCTTGTATTATTTGTTCTGGTTGTATTGAACCTTGTTCTTCTGAAACTAAATCATAATAACTTTTTAATTTAAAATCTTTATTATCATTTTTATAAGAGTCTTTAACTGTATCAGTTATATATTTATCGTATTTCTTTTTAAATTGTTTATGGGCTAAAGTTGTTATACCTAAATCAGTTTTAATTTTTTTAGAATTCTTATTGTTATATGTATCTATGCTTTGTTTGTCTGGAAATCTACCTGTAAATACTTCGTTATCATCAGGTCTATTAAAAGATTCTACTAATCTGCCTCTTTTTACTGGTACTTTTTCTTCCTTTATTAACTCTTCTTGTTGTTGTTGTATAGATACAAGTTCATTTTTTAAAGTATCAGCTTTATTTAAATCTTCTTGTACTTCTGCTTGTTCTATTTCATTTTCTAATTCTATTTCTCTATTGATAGCAGATTCTAACTTAGGATTTACTTTCGTTCTTTGTTGTTTAAACGCTTCAGTTTCTATATCTTCTTGTAATATTACTGGCGGTGTTTCATCTTTTAAAATTTGTGCTGCTGCTTCTATCTCTGCTTGTGGACTATCAACAGTAGCATTTATGATTTCATCATTAGGTTTGATTTCTTGTTTAGCTACTGGAACTACTGGTACATCAGGCAATACTATTTCTTCATCACCAAACACTTGTTCTACTACATCCCTTGGTATAGATTGATCTATGATTTCTTGTTCTTCTTCTGCGGTAATAATTGGAGAGGGTGTACCTTCTTCTGGAATAGGTGCGCCTTCTTCTGGAGTACCTGCGGGGGGTCTACCTCTAGGTCTACCTTTAGTTAATAGGTTTACACCAATATCAAATATAGCACCAGCACCACCACCATAACCAAACTCTGATGCTATTGATTCACCTATAACTGCATCCTCATCGTAGATACCTTTAGCTATAGCATCTTGACCTATACCAGCTAATGCTTCTTGTACTCCTTCAGCAGTACCTGTTATAGCAGCAGACTTTGCATAATCCATGTAAGTATCTAATGTTCTTTTTGGAAGATCAGTTTTTCTAATCTTAGAAAAAAGCATAGATAATGGTCTTACTATAGGCAATGCTTCTGTTGCTCCTAATGGCACGCCTAAAGCATAAGCTAAGTTTCTATCAGCTATTGGTATTTCTTCACCAGTTCTTTCTTCATACTCTCTCATCCTAGAACTAGCTTCAGCTACTCCCATTGCCATTCCGGGCGAAGCAATTTGTGTTGCTGCTCCTAATGTTTTAGCACCACCAGCTGCAATATTTCCTGCTTGTAATGCTCTAGTACCAGCAGCTAATCTAGCTGCTGCTCCTGCACCACCAGTTGCTATAGATGCACCTACAAAACCTAATACACTACCTAATGCTTCCCCAGTTCTACCAGCAACACTATCTTCATAACCTATAGCATCACGTAGTTCATCCATACGATCTATAAAATCACTTTCTTTATCATTTAAATAATCTTCATTGCCTGTAAGGTTAGTGGCAAGGTCAAGTAAAGCCCATACACCTTCACCCATCATGGGTATAGTTCTAGCTAAACCACGTAACATACCTCTTGGTGCTGATATTACACCATCAACCCAATCGTTTTCTTCTGGAGTAAAATCAGTTTTGCCTAAACCAAATATAGGTAGTTCAGGTATATCATCTGTGCCGAAAAGTTTTTCTGCGTTTTCTGTATTTTCTGGATCAGATAATGTTCGAGTATCAAATAAATCAAATGCGCTAGTTGCTTCACCTGTATTAGTACCGAATACATCAAAGGTACTAGGTGTATTTCTTGGTTTATCAGTCATCCTCTAATAATTTTACGCTTAACCAATCTTCGATTGGTGACTGACGATTTTTATAATTGTCAAAATATATTCTTAAATCAGGATTAGTAGATAAATATTCATCTAATTTACTAAGATACTCTTGGTTTGTAACTATACCAGTATCTGAATTTTCTTTTATATTTTCTATAATTTCTTCTTGTGCTGCTCTAATTTTTGTTATTGCTCTGCCATAATCTTCTTTTGCTAGTTCAACTCCTTGATCTGCATATGTTGTAGAAAGCATAGCATCTGCTTCTGCTTTAGATAAATCTTGTGTTATATCTACATTATAATATCTTGCTTTATCAGAATGATAATCAGTAATAGCTTTTGCTAATCTAGTTTTTTCGTCTTTCTTTATATCTCTTTGAGTTGTTAAAGATGTACGTTTAAGTTCTTCTCTAGCTGTATATAAAGTAAATAATTCTTGTGCTTGCTTTTGTTCATCAGCATTAAATTCTAATAGTTGTTCTGTTACACCACCACCTAAATCTGCTAGTCCACCAAGTAAAGTGGGCGAACCTTTTTGTGCTGCATTAAATGCACCAGCTGCAATGCGTAACCATTTGTCTTGCATCTTACCTTTTGGATCAGTCATTAATTTAATTTGATCTTCAATTAATTGTTCGTAATCACTTAACGCTCCTATCTTTGCATCTGTATCTGCTGCTTTTGGTATAACTTTAGGTTGTTCTTTAAATATTGGAACAGAACTACTGTTTGCTTTTGCTTGGTTTAGAAGAGAATTAGGGTCTAATAAATCTGTTGTATCTTGTGTAACTGTTTTAAGAGTATTAGCAGTTGGAGCATTAGTTGTGTTAGTTTTAGTGAGTATCTTATTAACATCAGTAGTTGTTGGTGTAGTTGCTATTGTAGTATCTAACCCATTACCACCACCAACATTCATATTTCTATTGTTTGGTCCTCTTGCTTGTGATGAACCTGTTGATGTAATTCTGTCTTGTTGATCTACAAGCAATGGATTTCCTGCTGGTATTGCTGATACAAAAGCGTTTATTGGTGTACCACTTCTATATGCTGATACCATATCTGGTGTAGCATCTGGTGGTAATCCTGCTCTTTCTAATGCACTATCAAATCTACCTCTTCCATATAAAAATTCATCAGGGTCTTCGCCACCAGCATATCTACTTAAAGCACCTGCATCACCAGCACCATATGCTATATCTGACAATAGAGGACCAAAGAAACCTCTAGCTTTTTCTCCTGTACGATCTCTTAGTTCTTCTTCATCATATTCATAAGGAGTCATACCGCCATTAGCCATTTTAATAAGACCACCCATTGCAAATCCTTGTGGTGGCATTTGTTGTTGCGGCATCTGTTGCGGCATCTGTTGCGGTGGCATAGGTGCAGCTGGCATAGGCATTTCGTTTTGCATCGAGACTTGCATTTGGGGGTTTGCTGCCTGTGCCAACTGCTGAACTATTGGAGGATTGTTGTTAGGTTGTGCTTGTGCTTCTGCTCTTATCTTTTGCCTATAAGCAAGTTCAGACGCTGATATAAAAGCCGGTCCAAGGAATCCAGTTTCTGTTTCTGGATTTAATTCTTGTGCTAAACGCTGATCAGACTGTTGTTCAGCCATAGAAATTAAACTATTTATATCATTGTTTATCATTAACCACCGCCTCCCATTCCTCTATACGCACCATAAGCACCTAGCCCTGTTTGCATAAGTTGCCCCATAGGATTAGGTGATGGTCGATATGTTCTTTCAGAATAACTAGGTCGTGTTGGCATACCTTGTAGTATTGAACTAAATCTTTCTAGCTGTTCATATGGATATTCTCTTTGTCCTAAGAAATCTTCATACTGAGTATCGTATGCTCTTTGCATCATTGCTTGTCTTTGTGAACCTACATCAGATAATGCTTTTAATCTTTGCATATCTAAGTCTTGTTCTCCTTTAGTTAGACCAGCTAATACTTGTGAACCTTTTAAACCCCTACCCATAGCAGCTTCATATGCTTTTTGATTAGCTAATTGCGATTCTAAGTCTTGACTACCTTGTGCTTGCCTAGCTTTATCTTGTGCAATCATTGCATTTATATATTGTTGATTAGCAGTTTGATATGATTTATCTGTAGCCATTTGTGCTTCTAAATCCATTTGTCCACCAGCTTGTCTAAATTTACCTTGCGCTATCTGTGCTTGTAAACGTCTTGAATCTGCTTCAGATAATCCTTTCATCTGTGCTATCTGTGCTTGTAATGATTGACCACCAGCAGCTTCATATGCTTTTTGCTGTGCTATCTGTGCTTGTAAATTTTGTGCAGCAGCTTGTCTTTTAGAATCTTCTGTTGCTATTTGTTCGCTTGATCTTTGTCTAGCTAATGCTAATTGTCCAGTATCTGCACCAGTAAGACCTTTAAATCTTGCTGATCTATCTCTTTCAAATTGTGATTGTGCATCTGAATATCCTGATTGTAATGCTTTAGCTTCTATATCTTGCAGCTGTTCATTCATATCGCGCTGTGCAGTAAAGTCTGATATTGCTTGTCTGCTACCACCAAATGCTCCAGACTTAATTGCTTGTTGATTTCTTGATGCACGTTGTTCATTAAATCTATCTGTTGCTCTATTTTGTTGTCTATCTAAAACATTAGAAAGATAAGGATTCATATATTTTTGTGCTGATCTATCATCAAATCCTCTTGATGCTCTCATATAATCTTTTGGTCCAAACCCTTGTACTCCTGAATTAATAGGAGCAGCTGCGTATTGACTTTGTATTGGTCCAGCACGATATTGATTTTGAATAGGTGAACCACCATAAGTACTTCTTACAGGTGCGCCTCTAAATCTACTTCTTATATTAGAACCACCATATTGACTTTGTATTGGTCCAGCTTGATAACCTGATCCTGTCATCATAGGTCCAGCTTGTGAAGCATAACTAGCAACATTGCCCGCAGTATCTAATAGAGGCATTCCTCTTTGTGCTATTGCTTTATATCCTTCCTGTGCGCCTAATTGTTCTGGAGAAAAACCAGCAACGCGAGGACCCTTATAAGGAATATAATCCTCATAAGATAATGCTTGCGACCTACCTACTAAATTATGGTAGTAAGGTTCTGCGTATTCAGGAAGTCTTGACTGATAAGTCTTTGACTCTACCTGTTGAGGCTGACTGCTTCCTCCGCTTTTCTTTCCCATTCTTTTTCTCCGATGATACTATTTTTAAATTATCTTTTTTTAAATTATCTTTTTTAACTATAACAAATTCTTCTTCCCAATTATGTAACTTTAATTTTCTTACCCATCCTCTTCTTCCTGTTATTTCCATAGAAGTACATTCATTATCTACTGCCCAATTCTCTAATGTAGTAAGAGACTCTTCCATCCATTCATCTAATTGATCTCCTGCTGCATACTGTATAGATAACATTTTAGTTCTAGGATATGAACTTATCTGTGTAATTATTATTCCTATAATATTATTATCATTGTCTTCATCTACTATTGTCCAAAGACTTTCTTTGTTTAAGAGCAAATCATTTAATATATCTATTTTATCAAATCTTCCATGTGTTGTAGGTACAAGTCTATCTACAAATTTTTCTATATCTGGATATATATTAGTTATGTATTCAGTTGGAATTAAATAAACCTTCATCGTCTTACTACTTCATCCCTAATTTGTTCAAATTCTATACCTTCAGGTTGTTCTGTATTTCCTGTTTTATCTTTTCTAACTGTAGCAACTAATTCATCAAACTTTTTACCACCAGCTGAACTTGATCCATTGCCACTATGTGCAACTACATCTGCTGGTATTACATATTCATCTTTAGATAAAGCTGCTGGTTGTATTCCATCAATCATTGCTGGTACTTCATCTGAAGTTCCATTGCCTTGACCATCAATCATTCTACCTTTTGATGCCATCATTTCTTCTACTTCAGCTGCTAAAGCTACAAGACCTTCTTCACCATAAGCTTCTAAGTATCGTATAAACACTTCTTGTGGACTAGGATGTTTACCCATTATAGCCATAACAGTTTCTTCTTCTAATCTATCCGATGATTCATTGCCTTCTATTTGTCCACCTACAGCATATCCTTTTACCAAGCCACCAGCTGCTCCTCCAATTCCACCAATTTTTCTTGGGTCAACTTCTCCAATATTAGGTCGTGGTATAGGGTTAAGGCTTTGCATACCTTGATCTTTATACAAAGGATGATCTTGCGGATATAGTCGATCAGGCATTGTTATTCCACCTGTCATTGGTGCTTTAGTAACAGCTGGTCCGTTTGGATTAGGCATCGGGCGAATTGCATTTGCTTCTTCTGATTGTAATGCTGCTGTTGCATCTAACATATCAACAACACCATCATTGTTCTTATCATATGTTTTGTCATACACACCAGAGTCTCCATCGTCTGTACCTAAATACTCAATAATTGATTGAGAGTTACGAACTGGACCAAGAATTCGATTGTCTAAAGTTTCCTGTATACCACCTATACCTTGTTGTTTAAGTGTTTGATTCTGCATGTCCCGTAGCATTGCCGCTTCTTCTTCTGGTGGTCTGTTACCTTGTAAACTTCTTTCAATAGGGTCGATTGGTCTGTTGATACCTTGGTTTTGTTCAGCATAACTTTTGTTTTTTAATGCGGATTTTTCTTCATTTTGTTGTGCTTTTTGTGCATCTAACAAATCAATAGTGCCGTCTTTATTGTAGTCATATCTTAAAAGAGTAGCTTGATCAAATGAATCTGCCTCTGATGCATCTGTTCCAAGGAACTGCATAATAGAACTAACTGAACTTGTTTTCTGTGGTGATGGTGCAAGTGGTGTAGCAGGTTGCATTAAATCAGAACCTCCTCCTGCTCGTCTTGCTAGTTCCGCAAGTTCTGTATTACCTTCATTATAAGCAGGAATATTTTCTGGTTGAACACTTCTTAATTTGCCGTCTGCACCTATCACTTGTAGTGGTTTAACAAATATATCTTGCATATTCTGTTGACCTCCTACTTGTGAAAGACCTGTAAGTCCTTGCATATTAGGATCAGGGGTAAAATTAGGGTCTCTTGGTGCTTGTGGCATTTGTTGTGACATTGCACCTAGTCCAGCCGATAAAAAAGTAGTGCCCGGCATTGCTGCTTCCTGTGCTTGTGCGCCTCTCATATTTTCTAAAACCCCTTGTGGGTCTCTTTCAAAAGCATCTTGCATCTGAGGTGGTATAGGTGGTGTTGCTACTGGTGGTGGTGGTGCAACTGGTGCTGGTGGTGGTGCAACTGGTGCTGGTGGTGGATTAAATGTTGTAGGTAAAGTGTAATTAGAAAAATCTGGTATGTTTAAATCTGCATTAAAATCTGGTCTTACAGATTCAGGTGTTGGTGCAGTTGGTACTCTTATATCTGCTCCACCTTCTACTGTTTGGGTTGTGTAAGTTTGTGGTGGTGGAGGTAATAATGGTTCATTATCTTTTAAACCATATTCTCTTTCAAAATCTTCAAATCCAAAATCTCCAAATCCGAAATCTGGTTCAAAATTATATGGTGATCCTCCCGGATAATTTGGTCCAGAAGGTGTTGTTGGTGGTGGTGGTGTTGGTGGTGTTGGTGGTAATACGGGGTCTACTGTATCGTATTGTCCAAATGCATTGTAATTAAAAGGATTGAATCCTCCATTATAACCACCGCCATAGCCTCCGCCAAAGCCTCCACCATAGTCATTGCCATAGCTTCCGCCAAACCCAAATTGTGGGGGTGGTGTATATCCTCTAATACCTAAAGGTTGAAAAGCACTTACACCTTGATTTAAACTTCCATATTGTTGTTGCAAAGAAGGCATTCTTGGTTGTACTTGTTGATTATTAAAACCTGTACGTTTACCGCCTCCGCCAAAGTTTCCACCATAGTTTCCGCCACCTATATTTCCACCGCCAAAGTCAGGGATACCACCGCCAAAGCCTCCACCAAAACCACCGCCAAAGCCCCCGCCTTTAGAACTGTTGCCGTAATTAGACACATTATTATATCGTGGCGTGTACTGCTGATAGTTATTAAATGAGCCTTGACCATTATTAGCTGATCCGCCTCCTTTAGATTTTGGCATTATTTTCTTTTTCTAAATTCGTCAATAGCTTCATAAATTTCTAAACCAGCTTTAGTTGGATATGGAGCAATAGCTTCTATACCTCTAACTATAGGATTATATTTTCTATTAAATGTAGCACTACCTCTGTCTATTGCATTATCTGGGTCTGATGGAGTAAACAGTCTATCTAATGCTCCGCTTTGTATACCTTGTATTTCTGATATTGATGGTGCTTGATAAGGCTGTGGTGTCATAACTTCATTTAAAGATTTTCGCCCTTGTCCTGTTGGATCAACCATTGGTGCAGACATAGCACCTTGTAATTGTCTAGCTATCATTTCATCTTGCGCTCGTCTTTCTAAAGTTTCTGCTCCTTCTTCTATTTGTCTTTGTGCAGGTGATCCACCATTAGCCATTTTTAAAAGACCACCATAAGCATATCCGGGTCCTCTTCTTACCCTAGACTCTTGAGGCATAGGTCTAGGTCTAGGGGGGAGCATTGGTTTTGGACCACTACCCATAGGAGGATTAACTTGTCCTCCATATCTGAAAGATTCTACTTCTTCTTCTTCATCGTCACGATTTTTATATTGATCATACAACATAGGAAGGATTCCTATATGACCACCATCTATCATGTTTTTTATCATACCTAGACCCGGAAGATTTTCTATCATTCCACCGCCAGCAAAATTAGGTGCATCAGGAAAAACATTTCCACCTATCATGTCTTGCTCGCCTGTAAATGCTGAAGCCATAGGATCAAATCCACCAGTCATAGTTCTTTGTTCTGAAGGCATGTATGGTCCTTCGTATGGGTATGGATTTTCTTCTTCTGGCATATCCATATCGTATGGCACGTACATTTCACCAACCATACCTGATGCTGCTTGTGGTAGATTACCCATTAAAGCTTGCCCTTGTGTTAACCCTGTAGGGGCTGCTCCCATTGCCCCACTTAACATATCTGGCGTTGCTCCTTGAGTTAATCCTAATTGACTACTAACATTACCTAAAAATCCTTGAGGTGCTGCACCAAGTTGTGTTATTGCTTGTTGTGAAGGACCAGTAGCTTCTGCTAATTTTCCTATTGTACTTACATCAGGTACTGCTGCTTGTGTAATTTCTCCAGCTGCACCTGTAATATCAGCACCAGCTACAGGCATCATTTTACCTAGTAAACCACCTGTTAAACCACCCATAAGCCCAGCAGTTAAACCTTCTTTAAGACTACCACCTTCAGCTATAGTACCTATTCCAGTACCTATTGCTCCTGCTACTAGAGGACTTAAAGAAGCACCAATACCTGCTGCACCTAACAAACTTGGTGCAAGCAAAGAACCTAAAAGGGGAAGAAACGCCTCTGGTTGCCCAGTTGCAGGGTTAGTTGTTAGCTGTCCTGTTGGGGATAATTGTGCCAAAGCATTAACTTCTATAGGATTCATGTGTACTAACATTGAATCGCCATAACGACCTTGGGTCGCTAGTTGTTGTGCAGTTTTTTGTAATGGAAAATTACTCATAGTGGTCTCCTAATCTGTTTCCAACACACCTATTACGATGTGAAATTTGTCAGCTGTACTCGCAGTTAACTTTATTATATCTGATTCATCTAAAACTAAAACCTCTCCATTGGTTAAAAAACCTTTACGAGTTGTCGCAGCAATAGATTCAATATCCCAAGTAACTGTAGCACTTGCGCTTGTATCTGTCACTTGAACTGTTAATGTCATGGCACTACTGCCATCTACATTGTATGCACTTAATGTCTTAACTATAGCAACCTTATCATCAGGTACTGTATATACACTTGTTGCACTTGTACTTGTTAGAGTTGTTAATACTTGTTTATAGTTATTTGCCATTAAGATATAAACCAATTATAAGTATCTTGTACTTCTCTTATTTCTGTTGGCGAATTAAACTGTTGGAAGTTTAAACGCAGTTGATTAATGATCCTTATAAAATATTGTTGATCATATTCTGCTTTAGGTAATTCTAAAGGAGTCTTTACATTGAAGTTATCTGTTGTCATCTTCTTCCATCTTCTTTGATATCAAACCTAGTATCACCTAGTCGCCATGTATTATCAGCATCAATGCTTTCTATTCTTACTCTCATTTGTCTTGCTCTTGCTCTGACATAAGCAACACCTGTATCTGTAGTTACTGTTGCAGTTGTTGCAGTGTTTAAACTGCCTAATGGATAGTCTCTTGTTTTAATTGAATAAGTTAATACAGGATTAGTTTCTGTTCCTATAAAAGAAACATCTGGTATTAATCTTTTAATAAACATAAATTGATCGCCATCACCAGCATCAAAGTCAGCACTCTCTATATAAGCTGTCATAGCAGAGCCATCATCATTAGAGCCTGTTTCTTGATTATATAAATAATTAGTTGTTGTTCCACTTGAACCAGCACCTATAGGTGTGTCAGTAGAAGAACCAGCATCTATCCAAGCAGTTCTTGCCATTGTTCCTATAGTCCAATTTTGTTCTAAGTAATTATAAGTAACGTATCTATCTATTTCTAAAGAGTCACTTGAGCAATAGAACCATGTTACTTCGTTAAATTGTGCATTTCTAGTTGCATGTACTTTCCAAGTTTGTCCGTAATTAAAATCATCAAATACATATGCTCTTACAGAACAAGGCAAAGATTGTACGCTTCCTGAATATACATAAAAATTATCTTGATCCATAAAGTATATAGCGTTATTAGCATTGATTGCAGCTTGTGGTGATACCATGCTTACACCTTCAGTAACTAGATTAATACCAAATATAAATGGTGGTCCAATGTATTGCATACTGTATATAGCATTATCAGTAAATATAGCAATTTCTTGTCTAGTTCTAATTCCACCTATAATTTCTGAACCAGCTGACAATCTTAAACTACCAGCAGTATTATCTGTTTTAGGTGTCCACATTGCTGCATCTTCTTGATTAGACCATCTAACTAACATAGGGTCTTGTGTTGTAGTGCCTATAGTATTTGCACCTAAACAAACTACATGCCTATCTATTTCTGATACTAATACTTGATTAGCAATAGTTGGTACATCTGCAGCACCAGATAAAGCTGTAAAATTAATTGATCTTGTAGTTACTCCATTTGATTTATCCCAATAAAATAAACCACCACCTCTTGGATTAGATATCATATCTTCACCAAAATTATCTAATGTCCATAATCTTAATTGTGAAGTAAAACTATTTACAGCCCCTCCCCAAGTACTTTGATTCCAATAACCAGAACCAAAACCTAAACCATTTGTAAAATTATCTGCACCTTTATTTAATTGATATACTCCGTCTACCCCCGAACCACCATTACCACTATCACTAGAGTTAGCTGTAACAGTATCTCCATCTGTATCTTTTGCTACAAATGTATATGTATTGGTAGATGGAACTGAAGCAATTTCATATTCTTGATTTAAAACATCTGCTGTTATTAAACCACCTAAACTTGCTGCTCCTGCAATAGTAACAAAGTCTCCTGCACCTGCACCATGACTTGAATCTGTAGCAGTTATTGTAGAAGAATCATCAGTTGCTGCAAAAGTAATGCCGTTAGTTGTAGTTGCCCTTATAGGAGTTATGTCATTGAAGACATTACCTTGTTTTAAATATAATTTTAAATGTGTTCCTAACCCTACAAACTGATCGCTATCTAAAGCTACCCATTGGTGTAATTTTCTTCCAGAACCTAAATAAGAATTAATAGAAGTTTTAGCCCATCCACCTATTTTTTCTGGTCTACCTTGTCTAAATCTTATTTTGTCACAATCAAACCAACTTCCTTCATTGCTATAAGAAGTTCCTTCTTTATTTATGCCGGGTTTTAATGTGTACCTAGCTAGGGGCATATTATTTCTCTTTAGCTTTGCCTATATTGAGAGCCAATAAATCCACAAACTTATACAGTTTGCCAATCCAAGCATCGTCTTTAGGCGTAGGTGTAGATGCTGCTATTAAACTAGCTACTGTTACTATCATTGTTATATACATTACTGCGCTTACAATCATTTCCATTTAATTTACCTCTTCGGTTGTTGATGATTCTTCTAAAACTTCTTCAGCGACTTCTTTAGAAGCCTCCACAAAAGCACTTTGGAACACGGACATACTGGCAGCTACTTGGTCTAATTGGAATTTAAGACTGGCTTCTTTGTTTCTTAAGTCCAGTAATTGCGAGTGTAAGTATTTCTGTTGGTCGGACAACTCAGATACTTTTATCTCTTCATCGTCTATAAAGACTACGGCTTCTTCAGTCATATTATCTCCTAGTTTGCTGCTATGTAATCTGTACCAGTGGTAACGGCTGCAACGTGTGTAGTTTTTTTACTATCTGCTGCTCCTGCTACGTTTGGCGTATCGTCACTTGCATCTACAGGTGCGTAAAGCAAGATAGTTGAAAGGTGGTCAACATTACGTTGCACCCTTTCATTTATCTCGGCTTGTGTCATTCCTGTTACATCGTGTGTTCCAGCTTTTACTTCGTCTATCAGCGTTACCGAGTCGGTTCCTGCTGATAAGACTTCTGTTACTGTTTGTGCCATTTCTATTTCTCCTTATTATTAAGTTTATCTTCTAATTCTTCCACTTTTGCGGAAAGTTCTTGTACTGCTTTAACTAACATTGGTGTAAATTTATTGTAAGTTAAACCATACTGTTTGCCGTCTTCGGATAAATTTGTTGTAAGATTTGTTTCATCTTCAATTAAATATCCGTATTTAGCTTCTAACGCTTCAACGTCTTGTGCTAAGAAACCTACATCCAACCAACTTTCTTTATGTGTTCCGTCAGTAGTTACTTTGTTTAAATCTACTGTAGGGTCTAACTTGTCAATGTATTTAGCACGTTTATCCCAACGATAGGTAACGGGTTCTAATTGATTAATAAATTCTAGCCCCATTTTTACAGGCTCTACGTCTGTTTTATCTCGTTTATCAGAAGCAATAGTCCAATCTACTTGAATATGAGCAACACTAATTTCATTTGCTCCCATACATAGTGTATTACTTGCTGTGGTTATTAATCCACCAGGACTTCCAGAATTTCCAGTTTCATTACCAATCATTACGTTATGGCTGCCTGTTGTTATAGCACCTCCTGAATCATTACCGATAGCTGTATTTTTATCCCCTGTAGTTACTTCTTGCAAAGCAGAACGACCTGTTGCTACATTACTATCTCCTGTTGTAAGACTTGTAGCAGCACCTATTCCCATAGCAGTATTGGTACTACCTGTAGTACATGCGTCTAAACAAGTCAGACCTACCGCAGTATTACCTGTTCCTGTGGTGTTAGTAGCTAAAGCGTTCTGTCCAACTGCTGTATTTGAAGCACCTGTGGTGTTCGCAACTAAGGCATTATGACCAACAGCCACGACATTAGAGGCTGACGTAATAGCAGTCAATGCAGTGTAACCAACAGCAACATTATTTGAGCCAGTAACTGTAGCCGTCATCGTACTTTTACCTAACGCTGTATTGCCACTTCCTGAAGTAGCGTTTGTTAACGCTTCATGTCCAACAGCAGTGTTATGGCTAGATGTCGTAATCGCATCTAAAGCTATAGAACCAACAGCAGTATTTCCTGTTCCTGTGGTATTTGCGGTTAAAGCATACCTACCAACGGCTGTATTGTCATCAGCAGTAGTATTAGCTTTTAAGGCTTGATTACCTACTGCCGTATTACCATCACCAGTTGTATTCGCACCTAAAGCAAAGTTCGGAGCCATTGCTGTATTTTCTTCACCAGTAGTATTAGCACCTAGACAATCTACACCCACTGCCACATTGTTTGAACCAGTAGTATTAGCGTCTAAAGCACTTTTACCCACTGCTGTGTTACCTGCTCCTGTGGTGTTTACTTCCAAAGCACTTAAGCCAACTGCTGTGTTGTTTGAAGCTGTGGTGTTAGCTTTTAAAGATTCCATACCTACAGCAGTATTAGCAGTTCCTGTGGTGTTGGCTGTTAAAGCATTATAACCAATACCTGTGTTGTTTTCTGCTGTGGTGTTAGCGTCTAAAGCATAAACACCAACTGCTGTGTTATTAGCTCCTGTGGTGTTGGCTTCCATTGCAGATGTTCCAACTGCTGTGTTGTTATCAGCCGTAGTATTGGCAGATAAAGCCATAGCACCTAAACCAGTGTTTGAATCACCTGTGGTGTTAGCGTCTAATGTTGCTTGTCCGACAGCAGTATTGTTTTCTGCTGTGGTGTTAGCACCTAAAGAATTATGACCAACAGCTACGTTTGAAGCACCTGTGGTGTTTGCTGATAAAGATTGAAATCCCACGGCTGTGTTGTTTGCTGCTGTCGTATTAGCGTCTAAAGCATAAGAGCCGATGGCAACATTGTTTGCACCTGTGGTGTTTTCTGTTAAAGCCTCTCTACCAAGGGCTACGTTGTTGTCTGCCGTTGTGTTAGCGTCTAAAGCATAAGTACCTAATGCAACATTATTAGCTCCTGTGGTGTTAGCACCTAACGCAGCATTGCCAACGGCTGTGTTACTTGACGCTGTGGTGGTTGCGTCTCCAGAAGCGTACCCAACAAAAACATTATTATCACC